CTGCGGGAACCCGTCCCCCCCGCAAAAGGCAACGGCCTCCTCCATGGTGCCCGTCCACAACCCACAGTCGGGATGGGGGATGCTCATAGCGGCCATGTACCCCACAGCGTCGTTACGCTTTACGAACAGGGGGAACACTGGGTAGCTCTGGCTGGGCCGCCCCACGTCAACGATGGGCTCATTGTTGAGGAGAACCATGTAGTGGGGATCGCCCATCAGCCCCCTAGACCGAAAGTACCGGGTCTCCAGTACCCGGACTCCAGGTCGCACCCCAAGTACTCCTCGTAGTCGTGGATCAGGGCCTCTGGGGTAGTGCCAAGCTCCTTCAGTTCCTCCTGCATCTCAGTCAGGAACGTCTTGAACTGCTCGTCGTTCATCTTGGGGTGGCGGCCCATACGCTCGATGGTCTGCCCCATCAAGACGGTCGAACGGAGCGCACTGGCGATGTCGGACAGCTTGTCCCTTGACCAGTCGGGGTCCTTGGCCTGATGCATGACCGCAACGCCGCCTGTGGGGGTGTCTGGGAGGATCACGGGCGTGGCCACGGCATCACTGGCCTTGGCGGCCTCCTTGGCTGTCCCGTGCCACAGGGAACAGTCCAGACGCACCTCATGCGCCCTGTTGTACCACTCAGCGTGCTGCTTGCTTATGAACAGGGGCGTGATGGGCTCTCCAGCACAGACATCGATCAGCGGGGCACCCTCTACGGCAGAAGCCCACACCTTCCAGTCCAGAACCTGGTCATCGGACATTACCGGGCCTCCCGTGTCGGGGTGGTCCCCACCCCCCAGCGGCCTCTCTTCCACTGGACTTCATTCTCGGCGATCTCCCTGCCCTTCAGGCGGGATCTGTGGGTCCACTTTCATACTCTGACTACTCAGATTGGGGAGGGGCTAAGCCTAAGACGAAAGAAGCCCCCCGGCTCGGGGGCCGGGGGGCTTCTTGAAGCTCAAAGGGTGCCGGTGACCGGCCCGCAGGTTAGCGGGTGATGGTCAGACGGGCGAGGCCGCGGGGGTTGAACGCCCCGATCCCCAAGTTCTCGAACACGCTGAACCCGATGGTCCGGTTGCGGGGGTCGTCGGCGCTGAGGACCGTCAGTTCGGTGCGGACCGGGATCCGACCGAAGTGCTCGGGCTCGCAGCACACGTAGACCGTACCGACCGGGACGAGGCGGCTGGTGATGACCTGAGCGCCCCAGAGGGTCGCCATCAGGCCGGTCTTCAGCAGCGTCGCCTGCGACTCGATGTCCAGGATGTCACGCCCGAACTTGCGGAGGTCCGCGTAGTCCCTGGCGTTCATGTAGACACGGGCCACCCGCAGGTCGTGGCGCTCGATCAGGCTGAAGGCGTCGGCGAGGACTGCACCGGACAGCGGGGCCACGACGGGGATGTCGGGGTTCAACTGTGCGGGCAGGCTGTCGAAGCCAGCGGTGGCGATGGAGTCGAGGATGGCGAACACCCTCTCGTCTTCCGCCGCCTGAATCTGCGCCCTCGCCAGGTCCTGGGCACGCTCGATGAGGTCGAAGCGTCGCTCCTTGATCTGGGTCAACGGGATTTCGGGGTTCGAGGCGATCTCGAACAGCGGGAAGATGACGCGCCTGGGCTTCGTCACCGCGAGGATGTTCTGACCTTCCTCGCCCACGACGTACGCGGTGACGTCGGGGTCCTTGTCATAGATCGGCAGGGCACCGTCGGGCAACTGCTCGACCAGGAAGGTCTTGCGTCCGACGGCGGCGTAGTCCCGGCGAGTACGCAGGGGCTGGGTCATGGATGCGGCGAGCTTGGCACGTCCTGCGGGGGACTTGATGTACTCGCCGATGATCTGCTGCTTCCGTGCGTTGGATGCACTCATCGTGGTACCTCCTTATACCCGCTGGTCGTAGACGAGTTCCGTCTGCGTCGCGTCCGGCGGCATCTTGAGGACGCCGAGTAGGGTTGCGGAATTGTTGGCGTTCAGGACGAACGACTCAGCGCTCATGGCGATGACGTCGCAGTTGTCGATGGCACCGTCGGTGCCGATGACCTGCGTGGGCATCAGGAAGCCGTTGCGGCTTGCCATCAGGGCCATGCCCGTCCTGTACACGATTGCCGCACCTTGCGGACTGTTGACGGCGTCAGCCGAGTTGTCGATCAGGTTGGTCTCGTACAGTCCGTTGCCGAACGTACCCTGACCGGACACGTAGGGACCCTTGCCCGAGGCCACACCGGGTGTGTTCTCGTAGGCTTCCCCGTTCGCGTCGTTGATGTAGACCCCGAGGGCCCGGTAGCCGATCTGCTGAGTCGGCGCTGCGGCGATGGCGGCCTGGACAGCAGCGCTGCCCGGACCTCCGATGAAGTTGCTTCCGGCGTCGGGCCGAACGAAAGCCACGGATCCCGAGAGAACGCCCGTGAGGGTCGTGTCTACGCGGGTCGAGACCGTTCCAGCGACGGCGACGGCGGTCGGGTTGACTTGGGTGAAAGCATCGTCGGTCAGGAGTCCGATGGAGTTCCTGATCGCCACGTACAGCAGACGTAGTGCTGACGAGCTTTCCGTCCAGCCTCCCGAAGCCTGTCCATTCAGCGGCATGGTAGCCTCCTTGCGCTGAACCCTGAGTACAGGGTTTCGGTTGGTGCCCCAACTGGGGCTGCTCTACACCCAACCACTGGGCTTCGAGCCTGCTCAAGAGCCACCCCCCGAGGTGGCTTGTTCACTAATACGTCCCCGTTATTGAAGGGATACCGAAGAACCCTCCATCCGCCCCCGAAAAACCGGGCTTTTTATTCTCCGGTTTCTCGGGGGCAACGGGGGATGGGGTATTCAAAGAGCGAATGACGGGGAGGCCCGTCTACTTGCCGAACACGTCGGACACGTCGGGGGCGGACTCCCAGAGGTTCTCCAGTTCGCCCATCTCACCGTGGGAGGCGGTGCGAACCTGGGTGCCGACCGTCTGCGGACCCTTGGCGGCCTTGGGGCGCTGCGGGACCTGGGAGGCTTCCTTGCCCTCCTTGTCCTCGTCCTCGTCCTCGTCGGCGGCCTTCTTCTCTTCCTTGTCGTCCTCGTCCTCGTCGTCCGAGGCGGTCATGCCGAACACCTCGTCGAGCAGGGCGTCGTCACCGGGGACGTCTCCGCCGAGGCCCATGGGGTCGTCGACCATCGAGAAGGTTCCGGCCTCCTTGGTGGACTCGTCCTCTTCCTCGTCGTCAGCGGCCTTCTTGTCGCCGTCCTTGTCGTCGTCCTTCTTGGCGTCGTCCTTGTCGTCGCCGCCCTCGTCCTTCTTCTTCTCACAGTTGTCACGCATGCCGCCCTCGGGCAGCTTCTCGCAACCGGCGTTCTTCTTTCCGCCGTCCTTCTCGTCGCCGTCGCCCTCGTCGCCGTCACCGTCGTCGTCGGGGTCGCTGTCGCCACCCTCGTCGTCTTCGTCACCGTCGTCGTCGGACTTCTTGCCCGCGAACTTGCCGCCGCAGGCGCTGACGCCGTCGTCCTCGACCAGTTCCTCGACCTCGGCCAGGTACGCCGCCTCTTCGGGGCTCAGGTCCACCATGTCGTCTTCCAGCAGGTCGTCGTCGCCGAAGAAGGCCGTGACGACCTCCTGCCGGGACACGATGCCGTCGCTGTCAGTGTCGATGCTGGCGAAGATGGCCTTGGAGCCGGTCCAGTCGGCCTCGGTGATGAAGCCGTCGCCGTCGGTGTCCATGCTGTCGAAGAAGGCGCTCTTCTCCTCGCCCTTGGCGGTGGCCTCTGCCTCGGACTTCACGGCTTCCTCGGACTCGCCGGACGCGCCCAGGGTCTCCCCGTCGGGGTCGTTCTGGTCGGCCCGCAGGTTGCGGATGGTCTCTTCCATGGCGGCCAGACGGGCGAGGATCGGGTCCTCCATCCCCTCGGGGTCCATGTCGACTTCCTCGACCTCGTCGATCTCTTCGCCGAGGACTTCCTCGATGCTCAGATCGTCTTCCAGGATCGGGTCGTCGCTGTCGTCGTACAGTTCGTCCATGGACAGGAAGTCGCCGCCGAGGCGCTTCATGGTCGCCTGAAGCTCACGCTCCGGCATGTCCATGAGGTCCAGGGCCTGGTCCTCGACCGCCGCGGTGGGGGCCTTCGGGCCAAGCATGGCACGGGCGACACGGACGCAGATCCCGGCCTTCTTCTGGACCATCGCCTTGAGGCTGGCCTCCTTCGGAACGCGGGGGTTCGGCTCGTGCGCCGGGTGGTCCTGGTCTTCGCCGTCATAGCCGGGAAGCGCAGGGGGGTTGCCCTCGGGGTACGG